CAAATACAGAAACAGTTCAGGCAGCGGTTGACTCAGCAAATGCAACTATTGCACAATTAAACTCAAGCCTTACTCCAGTAGTTGCTCAAAATACTACAAACACATCTAATATAAATGCTATTAATACAACATCTTTAACTAATACCGTAAACTCAGCGGTATCAACAAAGACTTCTTTACAGTCAACATTAAACACTAAAGCAGGACAACTTGTCTCTGCTATTAATAACAACATTCCAACACCTGCCCCAATAATATCTCAAGCAGTAGTAGATGGATCAACAGTAACTGTTATGCCAGAATTACCATCTGGATATACACCAAACACATGGTTCTATCAAGTAGTAACTGAAGATGAAAATGCAGAAAATCCATATGAAGGACAAACATTAAACACAGACGGAGCGCCAGAATTTATTCAATTAACTGGATTAACAGAAGGTGCTTCATATACAATTAGAATTGCAAACTGGTCTGGTCCAGTAAGTCAGTATGTTGAAACTATTATTACAATTCCACAAGAAGAAATAATTAGTGTGCCGTCACAGCCATCTTACATAACACCAATAGAGCCAATCATTGATGAACCTGTTATACAAGAACCAATCATTGATGAACCTATTATAGAAGAACCAATTATTGATGAACCTGTTATAGAAGAACCAATTATTGATGAACCTGTTATAGAAGAACCTATTATTGAGGAACCTATTATTGAAGAGCCATCTAACGAAGAAATTTCTGTTAGCGAAGAAGCAGAAATTGTATTTGAAGAAAGCGAAGCCTCTATTGAAGACATATCCGAAAGCGGTGCAAACCTTTCCGTAGAAGATGTTCAAGAAATTATTACTGATTTAATTAGCGATAGCGATTTAGATGCATTTGAAGTTTCTGCAGTGCTAGAAGCAATTGCTGAAGGCGGAGAGGTGTCTGCAGAAATCGCTGCTGAAGTATCTGAATCTTTATCGGAGGGTGGGCTGACAGAAGCAGAAGCAGAATTTATTACAGAAATGCTTTCTGCAGATGGAGAAATAACAACTGCAGAAGTTGTTAATTTATCTGAAGCCTTATCTGAAGACGGTAAATTTACTTTAGTAGAAAAAGATTTAGTTGCAGATGTACTGGTAACTTCAGCAGAAGGAGCACCTGTAACTGCTGCCAACATAGAAGCAGCGGGACTTGAATATCGTGATCTTCCCCCAACAATTCCAGTAGAGGTAAGAGAAGACGCTAATGGTAATCCAGTAGTTATTCAAGCAGAAGTTGCTTCCGCATTACTTGTTTTAGAAAGCCCAGCAGCAATAGCAAATGCAATTGCTACTTGTTTTAATCCAGAAGAGGCAATTGAAGGTTTAACAGAAGAGCAAAAATGTGAATTAGGCAAAGCACTACTTAACATGGGTGCCGATATGTCTATTCCAGAACGTGAAAAAGCAGAAGATATCGTAGTAGTAACAATAATAGCTGGCCAGATAGTTCTTGGCACAGCATATAGAAGGAAGGTATAATAAGAATATGAAATGGTTAAAAAAATGGAGCCTAGCCGCTCTAAATGAAAACTTTACATTCCTTGGATTTTTTGTAGCCTGGGTAGTATTAGAAGGTAGCGCAAAAACCGTTGTAGGTTATGTAACCCTAGCCTCAGTAGCCTTATGGTTTATGACTATAGGAATTAGAGAAAAGGCTGAAAAAGAAGAATAGTCCTTGTAGTAATAAATTTGCTATAATAGGAATATGAAAAAATTAAAAGCTATTGTTTTATCTAGCCTATTAATGCTATCATTAACAGGTTGTGGATATGATGGGCATTTTAGATACCCCTGTCAAGATCCAGCAAATTGGGAAAAAACAGAATGCAAACCACCAGTCTGTACGGCCAACGGGGCATGTCCAGAAGATTTAGTAAGCCGAGAAGAGATAGAAGGAACACAAAATGGCTAAAGAAAGATTATCGCCTCAAGATTTAGATGCAAGATTAAAGTTTATTCTAGGAATTACTTTAGGATCAATTTTATTTATAACTTCAACAGGCATTATGTATGCTTTAATATTTGTTACACAACCAATCACTGGACAATCCGAAAATGATAAAATGTTCTTTAACGTATTAGGTAGCGTTGCTACATTTATTACTGGAACATTGGCTGGACTTCTTATTGGTTCATCTGGCGCTAAAGATGTTATGGCAGCACAAATTGCAAACAAAGAAATTGATGCAAAAAATACACAAGCAGATAAAAAATTAGAAGCTGAAATTGATGATGCAAAGTCACGTAGATTGGCTAAACCAGATGGCGCAATGCCAGCAGAGCAACCAGTAGACACTAGCTGGGACAAATAATGTCAGAGCAAGGAACTGCAGCAAAATTAGTTGAAATTGCAACAGCAGAAATAGGTACCGTAGAAGGTCCTAAAGACAATGAAACTAAATATGGTAAATTTACCAAAGCAGATTTTCAACCTTGGTGTGGATCATTTGTTAATTGGTGTGCAAACGAAGCTGGAGTAAAGATTCCAAATACGGTATATACTCCTGGTGGCGCACAAGCATTTAAGAAAGCAAACTCATGGATTGATGGAGACCTTGCAGATCCAGAGCCAGGAGATATTGCTTATTTTGATTTCCCATCAGACGGTGTTGATAGAATATCACACGTAGGAATAGTTGCAATAGATAACGGTGATGGAACTGTTTGGTGCATTGAAGGTAATACTTCTGGAGATCCTAAAGGAAGCCAAAGAAATGGCGGAGAAGTTTGTAAAAAGCTTCGTGCATATAAAAAAAATAAAAAGAATATAATGGTTTCAATTGTTGGATTTGGAAGACCTAAATTTGGAGCAAGCATTGCTAAAAAATCTGAGCCTGCTGCAAAAACAACTAAAAAGGTAAAAACTTGTTCAGAGTGTGGTCAAGTAGTTAAATAAATGAATACTTATAGAGTAAAATTAGAAGTAGAGGTAGAAGTAGAAGCCTTTGACGAAAATGATGCTCTAGACTATGCAAATGATATATTTGGCGTAGATGACGAAATAAAAAACGTTAAAATAATTAACGTTAAGGAGAAATAATGGCAAAAGAAGGATATAAGCCAACGTCAGGAATGCAATCAGCAGCACGTCGTGCTATTAAATTAAAAGAGCAAGGCAAAGCAAAAGGTGCTGGCACAGCAGTAGGTTGGACTCGTGCAGGACAACTAGCAAGAGGCGAAACTCTAAGTTTATCTACGGTTAAAAGAATGTATTCTTATTTTTCACGCCATGAAGTAGATAAAAAAGGTAAAGACTGGAATAATGCAGAAAGCCCATCTAATGGAAAAATTATGTGGTTAGCATGGGGTGGGGACGCAGGGTTCTCGTGGTCCAGAAAAATAGTTAACAGGGAGAAAACAATGAAAAAGAATTTAGAATTAAATGAAATCGTAGAAGAAATTAAAGATATACTTGATGATGTAGTAAATCCAATTACTAAGGTAATTGAGATTGAAGACGATATAGTAAAGTCAATTGATCCTAAGCTAGAAGATCTTACAGATGAAGAGATTTCAAAGTCTTACGAATCAGATAATGAAGATGAAGATAAATGGAATAATATGGAAAAGGCTTGCTGGTCTGGATATAAGCAGGTCGGAATGAAAGATAAAGGCGGAAAACGAGTACCTAATTGTGTACCAATTAAAAAGTCTTTATTTGGCACAGATGGACCTCAAACATTAATACCTAAAAATAAATAATAAAATCAGTTGACAAGGCCTAAAAGATCCCTGTATAATAGTATACAGGGATTCGCCTTTTATATTTAAGGAAAAATGTTACATTTAAATGAACGTGGTGTAGACGTATTTATAAATAAATATAAATCAATTACCAATGATGCATATTGGAACAACTATGATTTAATTATTTGGAAAAAAAATAACAATGCATTTTTTAATATAAAAGGAATATTTAATAAAGCTTGGGGAATGGCAGATAGAGTATCTGTAGATAATAAAGGAATGTGGGTTCTACCTAAACAATATGTCAAATATTTTAAATAATTTAGGGGTAGACAAAGACGATTTAGACTGGTGGCACCTTGCAGTTTGTAGAGGCATGGACACTAACTTATTTTATGATAAATATGAAAATGATCCTAAAATTGCAAAAAATGTTGACGAAGCATGTCTAGCTTGCCCAGTTATATCAATGTGTTATAAATCTGGATCTGATGGCGATGAGTATGGCGTATGGGGCGGAGTTTATTTAAACTCTGGATCGATTGATAAAACTAGAAATTTACATAAGACAACTGATACATGGAAAAGATTGAAAAAGAAAAATGTTTATTGATAAAGATAAAAATCATTTTAAACATGGGATTAATCAATGGACTGGGGAACCCAACAAGCCAGTATTTTATACACCAGAAATGTCAAAAGCAATAAGAGGAATTACCAAACCAGCAAACAACTTACAAATGGATATAGTAAAGTATCCAGAATTTTTAGCAATAAGATTATATGAAAACAACTTTGTACAATTTGAAGGCGTTAAAAAAGAAATGGTCATAGATTATGTAGCAAAAGTAAAAAAGCTACTTGAGTCATATGGAGTAAGATGTGAGCTGGAAGGAGTGCCTAGTGAAAGAATACTACGATAGAGTATTAATTGTATTTATTCATGATCTAGGAGTTTATGGAACTACAGAAAAACTAGGAGCATTTGCCTCTATAGTAAAATATAAAAAAGATGAAATGGAGTACGAAGAAATGATAGATAATTCAGAATTTTCAATTATGGATGAAATTGTATTTTCACATGTAGAAGAGGAATATAATGGATAAGGTTCTTTGCTATTCTTGTAACAAAACTAAAAATAAGTTAAATCTTAAAAAGTCTACATTGCTTCCAATAAATTTATTTATGTGTGATGGATGTATAGAATTAAAATTTGAACCAAGATGGCTAGTAATCATTACTGGTAGACAAAACGGGCCAGAAAGCGTTAGAGAGTTTGTTTTAAAAAAGAAATATGTTGGAGATGAAATTTCTGCTTCTGAGTTATTAATTTAGTATACATTCTACGGTATAATATGATATATAATGAATCTGGATCTGAACTCTATAATTATTGCAATATCTGCTGCGATATTGTCTGGCATGGGGACGGCAATTATTGCTGGTCTGAACGAAAATAAAAGAGAAAAAAATAGAAAACAAGAGCGTGAGCAGGACCATTTAAAGTTAGAAGTAAAAGATTTAAAAATTGAATTATATCAAATAGAAAAAGAATTAACTGAGTGGAAAGATAAATATTATGAGGCCATTCAGGAATTAATTTTAATTAAATCTGAGCTAGAAGATGCCTTAAGAAGCCTTTCAGAAATAGACTCAAATGAGGTTTTGGACAGATAATTTTTAATTTAGTATACTAGTCTGTATGACAGCAGTGGTAGCCCTTATTCATGAAAATAAAGTCCTTCTAGGAGGAGATTCTGCTGCATCTGATGATAAAACAGGATTAATTTTTTCACGCACAGATCCAAAAGTTTTTAGAGTAGGTCAGTTTGGAATTGCATTTGTTGATAGTTTTAGAATGGGACAAATTCTTCAATATAACTGGACGCCACCAATTTACAAACCAACAGCAGGATTTAAAAATTTAGAAAAATTTATGCGTACCAAGTTTGTTGAATCAATTAAAGAAACATTTAAAGAACAGGGATATGGTAATCAAACCGCAGGATCTACAGAAGATGGCGATGAAGGCGGAGTTTTCTTAATAGCAGTTCAAGGTGCAGGTAGAATATTTACTATGGATAGTGATTTCCATATAGGTGAAGCAGACATTCAATACATGGCAGAAGGTGCTGGGCAAGAATTAGCTTTAGGATCACTATACTCAACATCATCTATTAAAACACCCCGTAAACGGGTCAGGATGGCTCTAGAAGCGGCTGCAAAATTTAACATGGCAGTTAGAGCACCATTTACAATAATTGAAATTTAGAGTATAATTAAATATATGGACATTAATAATCTTAAGCCAGAAAATTATAACATGGCTATGGATTTAAGAGGAACACCAACTCATGTTTGTCCTTGTGGATGCTTTATATGGAATCTAAAAGTAATCTTTGAAGATTTTGATATTGCAACATATTTTTTAGATATGGAATGTGCAAACTGTGGTAGTTTAGCAACGGCTCCCACCCCAACAGACAGGTAAAAAATGAGAAAATCAGAAAGATTACGATTGTTAGAAATGCAAATAATCAAACTAGAGTTTGAGATAGATTTATTAAACAACATGCTTGCCGCATTATTAGAGGCAAACAATTTACCACAACCTCAATTAGACGCTGGTAAATGGTACCAGAGACGGATAGATAGAAACTCTTGACAGATTTGGGTATGTTTTAGTAAAATGTACCTATGAATAAAAAACTAATAACTGCAATATCAATACTATCACTAACACTATCTACTACATTTATTGCTGTAGAGGCGAAAGCTAATCAAGTACCCTCAACAATAGCAATTCTGGACACTGCATTAGACACTTCTCTACCAATTTTTAAAGATAAAATTGTATATGAAGTTTGTGTTTTAGAATTGGCCTCATGTCCAAATGGACAAAAGTTTATGGAAGGTCCAGGATCTACTGTACTTCCATTTGATATTATTTCTAAAAATGGTTTTGATCACGGAACACAAATGGCATCAGTTGCAGTAGCAACTAATCCAAATATTAAAATTGTTTTTGTAAGAATTATTGGAAACAATCCATCTGGCTCAAGACAATCAACTGGCGAAACTGGTGTTTCTTTAGCATTAAAATGGGTATTAGATAATAAATCTCGTTTTAATATACAGAGCGTTGCAATGTCTCAATCAAATCATGCAATACTAACAACATTAACAGACTATTGCCCTACAACACCAATGTTGCGTGGAGTAATATCTTCATTAGTTTCTTCAGGCACACCAGTGTTTTTTCCAGCAGGAAACAACAGAGACCTTTCAAGGTTATCTTGGCCAGCATGTATTAACGATTCAATATCAGTTGGAATGGCAGACCAGTATGAGCAAATAGATAACTTTTCTAACTTTGATAAAGATAGATTAGACTTTTATGCTCTTGGAAATATGAAAGTTGCGGTTCCAGGAGGTTCTGTAAAAAATGCAGCAGGGTCATCAATTTCTACGCAAGTTGCTGCTGCTACATGGGCTGGAATTAAAAGTTCAAATCCTTCTTTAACTTATCAACAAGTTTTAGATATGCTAAATAATGCTTCAAAGCCAATCCGTGGTGCTAGGGGGCAATATGGTAAACTTATCTCTAGTGCCCCTATTGAAATTGCACCAAGTGCTCCAATAGTAACAAAACCAGTCGCTCCAGTAACTAAAACTGCAGAGCAATTGGCTGCCGAAGCAAAGGCTGCTCTTACAATTGAGGCTAACAAAGCAATTTCAGAGGCGGAAGCAAGATACCAAGCTGAAGTTAAACTGGCTGCAGATAAACTGGCTGCAATTAAATTGGAGTGGGCTAAAAAAATAAATGGCTAACATGACAGTGCTAGAAGAAATAATTAAAGAAATCGGTGAGGAGTTGTACCAGAAATGGTACAACGCCCTTGCAATAGAAGACAGAACAGAAGAATCTTCTAAGGCTATGTCTATAAATGCTGGAGAAACAACATTTTGGGTAGTTCAAACATTTATGAATAAATTTAATGCAGCAGCAGAGGAACTAAAAGACAAATAATGCTAGAAATAAATGACGAAAATTTTGATAAAATATTAACTCTTCATAATGTTTTAGTTGTTGATTTTTGGGCAACATGGTGTAGGCCATGTAAAATGTTTTCTCCTATTTTAGAGGAAATTTCTAAAGAAAATAATATTTGGATTGCCAAAATAGATGTAGATCAAAATCCAATACAGGCTTCAAAATACAACATAACCTCAGTTCCAACAACAATTATATTTGAAAATGGTAAAGAGGTTAAAAAAATACTTGGCGCAAAACCTAAACATCAAATGATTGAGGAGTTAAGTAAATGGCTATAGATTTTTTAGATGTTCAATCTTGGTATGAGTATGGTCGTGAAAAAAATTGGGTATCAGAGGTATTTTGCGACACACATGAAGGACCACCACTTTCTGATGAAGAAATGGAAGAATGGGAAGAGGGCGGAGATCCTTGTAGCTTTCATGTAAAACTTTGGGATCAATAAAGACAACAAATTGCTTGGTTAAACGTTTATATATATGGGTGTACACCCAAAATAGAATTCCATTTTGTAAAAAAATGGATAAAAAGGAGAAATAAAAAAATGAAGTCATTAAAAAAGATTGCCGTTGCTTCGGCTGCAGCCCTAGCATTACTAGGCATTCAATCAATTAATGCATCAGCAGCACCGTTAGCAGTAACAGTTGCTGGTTCAGCAAATACTACAACATCTACAGCGCCTGCGACTGCGAACGTTCCAGCCGACAACACAGTAGATTCAGCAGATGCCATTGCTTTAGCAGCAACAGCAGATACTGGAACTGTAGTTACATTTACAGCAACAGGTGGCGTTAAGCTAGTCACAGCTTTAAGCGCAACAAATGCAGTAGTTAGTTCTTCTGCAGGTTCAACGTCGTATTCAGTAACTTCTGCAGGATCTGCAGTAACTGTTTATGCATTCACAACATCAACAGCAACAGGTTCAGTTACAATTGTAAATGGATCTTACTCTACAGTTGTTTTTGTTAAAGGAATTGCAGGTTCTGTATCAAACGTCGGAGTTTCAGTACCAACTTCAGTGGCAGTAGGAACCATTCCAGCAATTACAGTAAGCACAACAGACGTGTTTGGAAACGCAGTTTCTGATACCGTAACAGCAACATTAATTGGTGGAACTTGGGCAGATGGCTCAATTTCTAAACAAATTGTAACATCTACTGCAGCTCAGGTTGCAGCGGATTCTACATTAATTTTAGGATCTAAAAAAGAGAATACTTCAGTTGCAACAATTGGTAATGTAACAATTGCAGTAACTGGTGCGACAACAGCAACAGCAGTCACTGGACTAAAAGTTCCAGTAAAAGCCGTAGTTGCGTCATACACAGTTACCGATTTAAATGGCACAATTGCACAACTTCAATCTCAAATTAGCTCATTGTCAGCAGATTTAAATTCAGCAAAAGCTGACGCTGCTTCAAAACAATTAGTTATTGATTCCGCAACAGCAGCAAAAATTATTGCTGATGCAGCAGTAATTAAGGAAAAGGCTGATTATAATAAATTAGCTACAGCCTGGAATAAGGCATTTCCTAAAAAGAAGGTTGCTTTAAAGAAGTAAATTCTTTAAATAAGGGGCAAGGGAAACCTTGCCCTTTTTTTATTTAAATGGTAGAATATATATGTGGAGTACATTGAAGATCAAATAAGAGAAAAAATATTAAACGAAATTAAATATTTAGAGTTACCATATGAATGGAAACCTAACGAAGTAATTAATTATATATATAATAAATTAAGTAGAGGTAAAATTAATGAATAGTAAAAAAAGAAGTGTTTATAAATCAATTACATGGCCAGCAGTACATATTTTGTTTGTTGGTACATTAGTATATTTATTTGAAAAAGCTATTACTGGCGAAGCACATTGGGAATATGCTGGTTCATTTGCAATAATTTATACAGCATGTGAAATGATTGGCTTTTTCTTACACGAAAGAGCATGGGAAAAATTTGGAAAAAGAGTAAAGTGAGTTTAGTATTAAAGTCAGAAAATCCATTAGTTCATAGTATGTGTGAAAAAAATGATTGTGAAAATAAAGCAACAAGAATTATTAAAGATTTAAATCTTTATAGCTGGGTGTGTGAAGAATGCTATGGAAAATATAGGCCTTGATAAAAAATATAAATAATAAAATTTATATAATTGAGGGATATATATCTAAAAGCACATCAGATTTTTTAACAGAAACATTTAATAGTACTACATCAGATGCACCAGATTACCAGATAAAAGGTGGTCCGTCCTTAAGTCCAGAAAATGGATATACTTTTAAATGTGGTAATCCTATTAAAAGCTACCAAGATGATAATAATTACAATATTGGAATAGACATTTTGACAATGTTATGTAATTCAATGTCAAACACAATTTCAGACTTTTTAGATACAAAAATGGATATTAAAACAATGTTTTATGGGTTAATGCTAGAAGGTTCTGAAATGAAAACGCATACAGATAATTACATTACACCTAATGACCCAGAAAGTATTAGAAAAAATTCAAAAGACGATTGGTCTGGGCTTCTTTATCTTAACGATAATTATGAGGGTGGGCTTTTAGAGTTTCCTCAAGAAAATTTTTCAATAAAACCAAAACCTGGAACCTTTATTTTTTTTAAAGGGGATCATGATTTACCACATCAGGTGTCAAAAATTGAAAAAGGGCATAGAAACGTAATAATATCATTTTTTTGGCCTATAAAATATCGTGGCCTAGATACTGTTTTGGGTTAGTAATTTCTTAAATGCTATAATAAGGGTATAGATGGATTTCTAGACCCATCTAAATACAACAACCTATAGGAGAAATAAAATGTCAGACGGAAAAGATTTAAAAGGATTTAACGAAACAAAGCCAGTAGGATCATCACCATGGTCAACAGAATCATACACAGAGGCACCAAAAGCTGCATTCCCATCAACTGATAAGTCATCACAAGATGGCGCAGGCGTAAACAACGGCGGTAAGTAATAATGTGTTTTGAATGCGGATGTGAATCAGTAGGAAGTACAACTGGAATTGTTCCAGTTACAATTACTGAAGTTTCAAGAGATGGAGAGGCTGGTCTTACATTAAATATGACCGCCACTCCAGCGCAAAGAACATCATTTATCAATGAGTGAAAATGGCACAGGTATGGCGACACCGCCAAACAATGAACCAGCAGGCGCAGTAACTTCTCAAGAAGTTGGTCGTAAAAAACCAAATCAAGGTAAATTTAGATCTGGAATTGCAAATCAAAGATCATTAACAAGAGTTGACCGTAATAAACATGGGATTCGTAGAGAAACCAATATGGGTCCTAAAAAAACTGGTAGACCAAAGAAGGTTTAATAATGTGCACAAGATCAATATCTAGTTCTTCGGATCTAGATATTGATATTTTAAATACTATAGATGATCAAATTGATAAAGCTGAAGGAACAGGATTAATATAGTGATAGAAATTATTCATAAATCAGATATTGTTGAGTATAAAAATGTATTTACAAAAGAAGAATGTGATTATATAATTTCATATTGGAATAGTCTTGATGACTGGATGCTCTCTTGCTTTTATAATATGTATACAATTTCTGGGAAAAAACCCCATACTAAAGAAGGCGGAGAAGCTTTAAATAAATTTAAAATGTTTTCACAAAATTTAGCCGAGAAAGTATTTAATAGGAAATTAAAACAAATTAGTGTAAGCTCTCATATGTGGCAGCCAGGTGCTTTTGCAGCAGATCATGCTGATAATGCTGAACTTGATGGTACTCCAAATGCATGGATTGAAAATAAATTAGTTACAATGATTTATTTAAATGATAATTTTGAAGGTGGGCATTTAACTTTTAGAGATCATAAATTAGCTTTTAGGCCACAGGTTGGAAGTGTTATTGTTTTTGATGTTGGAATAAATAATGTACATGCAGTTACTGAAGTAACTTCTGGAACTAGGTATACAATGATGGCTTCTTATGACTATGCAGATAGCGTTTATAATGTAGATTATAAAAAAATTAAAAATGAAAGTGAACCTTCTAGAAAAAAATTACAAGAAGAATGGGCAGAAGGAATTATAATGCCTAAAAGTGCAGCTACTAGATATGACCCAATAAATTAAAATGTATACAATAAAAACTATAGAGTTTCCTGGATACGAAGAACTTAAAAATAACTTTAATCAATATAAGGATATGTTTTTAAGTGACAGTATTATTGCATTTAGAAATGCAAATATTAATTTTGAAATGCAAACTAAAATAATGCATTTATTTGGAGACAATCTATCCTGGTATCCAAATTCTTCAAATAAAAATCCTTCGGATTATATAGAAACACATCACAAACATATGGACGAAAAAAACGTTTTTGATAAAAATTCTATTATGCTTCAATGGCATCAAGAACATGTTGCTCAAGAACATAACCCTTATGTCAGTGGATTATGGAATATGATTTTATTTAAATGTGAACCAAATACTGGAAAAACATTTTTTGTAGATATGTCTAAATTATTTAATATGTTTAATGATGAAGATAAAGATTTTTTATCAAAATGCCAAATATTAATTAAGAATTATAGGTGGCATGGCAAAAAAGATTATTATTATTATCTTGATGAAAAAGATTCAAAAAATAATAATGATGAGTTGGTTACCTACAGTTTAGTTTCAGAACATTGGATAACTAAAGAAAAAACAATTAGAACATATTTATCTGAAAGTGAGGTTACAAGTCTATATAAATTTAATAATGAAACTCCTACCATTGAAAATATTAATAAATATAAAGAAATATCTAAAAAAATAAATAATGAAATAAATAATAATGAAGATATAAGAATGCAACATATTTGGGAACAAGGTGATCTTTTAGTACCAGATTTATTTAAACTGGCACATGCTGTTAGCGGTGGATTTAATAAAGATCAAAGACAGCTAGACGGAATGTTCGGCACACTAAGTCCTTGGCCAAAAAGAAATTAATACATGCTTGAAGAAAAAATTAGAAAAGCAAAAGTAGAAAAAAGGCCAGTTTTATTTAAAGGGATACTTCCAACTAATTCGGACTGGAACTATATAATGAATTATATAAATAATAAGTTTAATGAGACCCCAGAATACCCAGTTCAAAATGATAGATTTTTTAAAAATAAAAAAGATAAAACTGTTTCAATGTTTAGCAATTCTGACCTTAATTTACAGGCATGGGGAATTAAATTACCAGAATGCAAAAATCTTTCTGATACATTTTCAATAACTAACAAGGTAAATGAATCTTCATTTAAACTTTTAATAGATTTTTTAGGATTTGGAAATTTAAACAATATACATAAAGATAAATCAGAGGTATATTCTTGGACTCTAATTAATTCTGTAGAATATAGAATATATGAAAATAAAAATGAATATCCTTTTGAAGAAACACTAGAGATTGATAATGAACCTTATGAATCTTTTATTATTGAAGCTGGTGACGTTATGTACATGCCTAAAGGAGTTGTTCATCAATCAGTAGTCAATGAGCCTAGAGTATCATTGGTAGCATCTTTTTTATAATATTAATATTTTAAAGCGTAATTTTTATCATTACCTAACCAAATTAACATAGTGTATCTAGTGTCTACTATTTTTTTAATTTCATGGTCATAATTAAGTTCTCCATTTTGAGATGGAAAACAAAAAAGGTCCCCAGAACGAGGTTGATATTTATATTCTAAATAAGGAAAATGAACTTCACCTTCATTAAATACATCATTTAAATAAATAGAGCAGGTATATTTAATATGGGGATTTCTTCCAAAATCGTTATCTCCATGAATTTCTAAAAATGCACCATCCGTTTGTTTTGCCAACCAAAAAGAAGAAGGGTAAAGATCTTCATAACATTGATATTCAGACCTTATCTTCTCGACACATTTTTCAAAATATTTTAATACTAAATTTTTAATTTCTTCAAGTTCATTTAAATTTATTGATGATTCATGATAATTGTCTTTACCAAACATTTTTATAAAGTATTTATTCTCTTGAAAAGATTGAAATTTATTTAAATTATTATCAATATATGTTATTACCTGATTAGACTCTGATTTTTCAATAAATTTATTAAATATTTTTATAGTCATGGTATTATTGTATCATTTATGGTATAATTTTGGTATATGCGTAAATTAATTGACGGTTCTATAGTTAATTCATATAAAGAGCCAACGACTTTAACAGTTAAAACAAAAGCCCCAGAAAAATGGAAGCTTATTGATATGGAAACTGGACAGGAATATGTTGGTTCCCCAAACCTCACTAAATATGGAATGTGGATTAGAGTTAAGGATAAAAATAATTAATAATGAAATATAATCTTGATTTGACTACAATTGAAGGAGATCTTCAATATATTGATAATTTTTTAACACAAGAAGAATTAGATTTTTTTAAACCATACATGGACGACCATGAGGGATGGTATACAACTATGCGTTCTCCATATAAAAATATTTTAAATAAATTTATTTCTGTTGATTTGCCAAGAAGACCAGATGGAAGCACTGGTGTGCCATCCGATGAGCCACCTATATTACATGATGTTTTTCATAGACCAATGGGAATATATGAAAGATTGTTTAAAGTTATGCCTCCAACATATAGGCCGCATAATGCTTTACAAACATTTAAATATTGTACAGATGAAGAAATTTTAAGAGATCTGCATCCAGACCTTAAAAAAGAATATAAAGGTAAAGAGCATGAAATTGATTTTGCTATGTCATTTCACTGTGAGTGGAGCGATGAAAGTACTGTGCCTGAATTTAATAGATCTTTGTCTATTTATTTAAATGATGATTTCGAGGGCGGAATTTTAGATTTTAAATTTAAACCATATAAAATTAAGCCAAAAGCTGGCATGCTAGTTTTGGTTCCAGTAACTCACGAATTTACTCATAGGGTTACTAAAATAACTTCTGGCAACTGGAGACACACTCTTTATGGTGCTTCTTGGAATGGTAAATTTCCTCCTCCAAGCACAGAAGAAACTTGCTAATATCTATTGACTAAATCAATATAAATATTGTATAATAAACACCTACTAGTAGAAAGATAAATAATGAGCGAATCTAAATGCCCATTTACGGGTAATGCTTTAAATAATGAAAAAACATCTAACGAGTATTGGTGGCCTAATCAATTAGACCTATCACCACTAAGAAAACATTCAGAAAAATCTAATCCAATGACAAATGGATTCGATTACGCTAAAGAGTTTAATAGCTTAGACCTTGATGCCCTTAAGAGTGATATTAATACACTCCTTACTACCTCACAAGAATGGTGGCCAGCAGATTACGGAAACTATGGACCATTCTTTATTCGTATGGCATGGCATTCTGCAGGTACGTACAGAACAACAGATGGTCGTGGCGGTGCAGGAGAAGGATTACATAGATTTGCTCCACAAAACTCTTGGCCAGATAATGGTAATTTAGATAAAGCTCGTCGTTTGCTCTGGCCTATTAAGCAAAAGTATGGAAATAAAATTTCATGGGCAGACCTTATGATTCTTGCAGGTAATGTTGCTCTTGAAAATATGGGATTCAAAACATTTGGTTTTGCTGGTGGTCGTGAAGATGTTTGGGAATCAGATGATACATACTGGGGTTCAGAAAAAGAATGGCTTGCAGATAATCGATATAGTAGAGATCGTGAATTAGAAAATCCTCTTGCTGCAGTTCAAATGGGATTAATTTATGTAAACCCAGAAGGTCCTAATGGAAATCCAGATCCAATTCTTTCTGCAAAAGATATTCGTGAAACATTTGCACGTATGGCTATGAATGATGAGGAAACTGTTTCTCTTATTGCAGGTGGACATGCATTTGGTAAAGCACATGGCGCTGGTGATCCATCAAACGTTGGGCCAAATCCTGAAGCTGCACCTATTGAAGAAATGGGTCTTGGTTGGAAAAACTCATTTGGAAAAGGAAACGCAGAAGACACAATTACAAGTGGTATTGAAGGTGCATGGACTGCAACCCCTACTAAGTGGGACAACTCATACCTTAAGTTATTGTTTAAGTATGATTGGACACAAACAAAGTCACCTGCTGGTGCAACACAATGGATTCCAACAGATGAGTCTGCTGCTAATTTAGTTCCAGACGCACACATTAAAGGTAAGTTCCATGCTCCAGTGATGACAACTGCAGACCTCGCATTGAAGTTTGATCCAGAGTACGAAAAGATTTCACGAAGATTCCTTGAAGACTTTGACTACTTCTCAGATCAGTTTGCTCGTGCATGGTTTAAGCTAACTCATAGAGATATGGGTCCAATTGCAAGATACCTTGGCAAAGAAGTTCCTTCTGAAGAATTAATTTGGCAGGACCCAGTTTCATTATCTAATACAAATATTGATATAGACTCTATTAAGAATAAGATTAAGTCTTCTGATATACCTATGTCATACTTTGTAGAAACGGCATGGGCTTCTGCATCTACTTTCCGAAAAACAGATAAGCGTGGCGGAGCAAATGGTGCTCGTATTAAATTAGAACCACAAAACAAGTGGGAAGTAAATAGCAGCAATGCAGTATCAACCGTTATTAATTTCCTAGAATCTATTAAAGAAGAGTCTGGTGCTTCTCTTGCTGATTTAATTGTTTTAGCAGGATGTGCAGCAATTGAAAAAATCTCTAAAGACTTATTAATAGTTCCGTTTACTCCTGGGCGTGGGGACGCAACACAAGAACAAACAGACATAGATTCATTTGCAGTCCTTGAACCAAAATTTGATGGTTTCCGTAACTACACTCATTGGAGCATAACTGTCCCAGAAGAAGTTTTATTAGTAGAAAAAGCTAATCTATTAGGCCTAACCCCAGTAGAATTAGTGCTTTTGTTATCTGGTATGAGAATGTTAAGCAATAATAAACTAGACAATAGTTACTTAATTGAATTACTTTCATATACCAATGCCAATCAAGCAAAAGGTATTCCTGTTGTAGATTTAATCATTGCGTCTAACTCTGAACTTCGTGCAATTGCCGAAGTGTATGCCTCAGATGATGCTAAAGATAAATATATTAAAGACTTTATTTCAGCGTGGGATAAGGTTATGATGTTAGACCGATTTGATACAAGAAAAGGATAAATATGTTTTATTTACTACATTCATCAGCAATTGTCTTGTTAATGCTAGGCTCATATGGACTAGGATATAAACAGGCTACAAGCAGGGTAAAATCAAAGACTAAGTAGTCATATATGATACCAGACCTTAGAAATGAAACTCTTAACCTAATAGATGATTTTATATTAGATCATATAGATGACTTTACAAATGAAGAGCTATATTGGATTATAAATGAATTAGAGTCACTGTCTAATACATTTTATAAAAAGTTTAAGCCACTAATCGATGAAGATATAGAGGCCTTAATTGAAGATATTGAGGAAGAATGATAAGGTATTTTAAACTTAGAAAAGCCATGAAAGAAGTAATTAAAAATAATAATGAATTTTTAATGGCATTGGCAGAGTCTGAAAGAAATGAACAATCATCTAATTTAACATGGGATGAAGACGGTGTATGGAAAGGCTGGACCTATAATAGAGACACAAATAGATACTATTTTGATGACATAGGTAATGAATCTATTACGGGATTATGGGAAAATCAAATTACTCAAGAAGCTAATGAAAGAATTTAAATCTTATTGTAGATATTGTGAACAGGTAGTTGAAGGAAAGACTACTGCAGTAACCGTACTAGAATCTGGCAATTACTTATATATTGGTGAATGTAATGTTTGTCTATATGAGATAAGAAGAATCTCTAGGCCATGAACAAATTAACCTGCCATGGGTGCCAGAAGTCTGCTAAATTATTTTTACATGTTATGGATGATAGTTTTATATACGCCCTATGTAGAAAATGTGTAATAGTTCAATTAGACATAGAGCACTACATGAGAAAGAATAATGAATTGTAGGTATGTCTAAAAGGCATAGAAATAGACCAGAGTGCGGTACAAGATCTGGATACGATTGGCATAGAAGAGATGCTAAAGAACTTGCTTGCTTAGAGTGTCGCAATGCTGAGGCATTGTATTGGCGGGAACAAAGGATAATCAGGGGCGATGTAATAAGACAAAATAACCAAAGAAGACGTTCCAGATACTTTAGAGCTATAGGAAAAAATACCAAGATATCTGTATTTACAGAAAAAGAAATATTAGATTTATATGGGACTAATTGCCACATATGCCACAGACCAATAGATTTAAATGCCCCCAGAGGGGTAGGTAAGCCTGGATGGGAAAATGGACTACATTTAGACCATGTAATACCATTATCTAAGGGTGGAGATAATACTATTGAAAATGTAAAACCATCTCATGGATATTGTAATATAACTAAGAATGCTACAATTATTAGTAAACATAATACATAGTATATTGATCTAAATTAGTCCAAGCAAAAGTGCGGCGAAAAGTAGAAGCCCCCAAGCCAGTACCTGGCCTGACAATATAGTATAATGGATATATGACCTGTAAATGTAATGATGAGCAAAAAACAGGATACGGGTATGATGAATTAAAAGACTTTGATATGGGATATAGAGATCCTAGGCAAAGTAGAATAACTCCATTTAGAGGACCAATTAGATAAGGATGAGCATGGGATTTTTAGACAGATTAGAGGAGTGGCTGGATTTTGAAGAAGAGGTAGATCTGGAGTCAGAATCTTCATGATTAAATTTAGAAGCCCTATATACTGGGAGCATAAGTTCAATGCAACACTGAGTATATTATGCCAAAATTGTGGTGTAAGGTTTAATACAACATTTAAGAAGTATGAGAGAAATAAAAGCTGTCCTAGATGCATGTATAAAGCAGTTGACTAGAATAATATAGATATAGTATAATTACTATATGAACCTACTTACACATCAAGAGCCATATAATCATTTAAATAGATCTATTTTAATCATTGGCATCATATCAGTAATATGCTTAATGGTTTACGTATCCAAAAAAGGGCGGGGCTGATGATAGAACTACTACTAATAGCCATTACATGGTATGCAACTAAGGTATTTTACACAAGAGATATAAAGATCAATATCCCCCAAAGGGAGACAGATTTCATAGATGCTTTATGTGCTAAATGTGCTCAGACCCTTGTGATCCATAAAAAGCATATGAGAACTCCGTTCTACTGTTTGCTCTGTAGATAATAGGATATAATTGATATATGAAGAAATATATGATTGCTGATATGGTTAAATCTGCAAGTGTTGACTACGTAGAATTATGGCGTGAAAAAGGATATCCAGAACAATTCTATTTTAAAATAAAGCCATCTAAGTCTACTTGGCGAAGAAATATGGCGGAGGACCCAGCTGAGGTAGATGCTTACCCTATATATGAATCAATAGGCGAAGATGGAGAGGATACTCCATATTATTATGTAGATGTAAATTGGCCTAAAGGATCGACAAATGCTAAATATATTAAAACATATGAAATGGATATAGATACTATAGAATCTTGGTCAAATGATACTTCAGGCACTTATTTTAATGCCAACATACGTGGCAAAATATAGCCTCATATCCTAGGTTACCCTTACCCTTAAACCCCCCTCAAATAGTCTTATATGCCTTTTTAGAGCCATATCTACTACATATCTATCAAAGTAAATACTATTAATTATAACGTAAATGTTATCGATATATACTCAGATATATATACATGTTATGGGACGTGCCCTCCATAATCCTCCACATAATACCATTTTGCTCCACATGGCATATATTACCCATATTGTCAAGAGCTTTGGACCAAATGTTATATATATGTTGTATAAATGTGTTCCAGGATATATAAACATGTCTCGTAAAGCCATATATTTGCCCACATATTTTGCCATATTTTATATACTTTTTGTTATATTCTATATATGTTTAATAAAATAATTATACATTTATTATATATTTTGAGAGATTTTCAGGGATTTTTTATAGCTCTTCGTAAAGCGAACATTCTGCCCCTACGGATATATAACAAATGGGACATATATATCCAAGATGTACATATAGTACAAATCGGACATACTGTCCCAATATGTTTTGTTATTTAGTTATACGTGTTACGGTTACTGGACCACATAGGGTATTG